ACATAACGTTGTCTTTATTCATTAATTCAGCAATTTCTGTCTTTAACATTTATATAATCCTCCGTTTCTTCTATAATTAGGCATTTGTTACTGCGTGGTCAGCTTTTTCAACAATATGAAGTGTGTGACCTGCATCATTAAACGTTCCACCATAAATGAGAGTAGAAGCCTTTGTTGCTTTCGCAAATTTTCCATCCACTCCAACCATAAGAGCATCGCCAACCGTTAATCCAGTAGCAACACATGCATCTGTAGCATATCTTTCACCTACGTACATAGGAATTAATTTTACTGGCTCGCCAACTTTGATATTGCAAAAATCATCATCATAGTCAGACATATCTGTTCTTGCTGTATTGATTCCAGTTGGGATTCTTTCTTTGTTTACAAGGAAAATACCATCTACTGTTGCGGCTGCTGGCATGTCCGCAGTTTTATCAGCCATATTTTTTACAACTGCCATACCTGTAACCATTGCCACATCTGCTTTATACATAGCATCAATATTTTTATCTTTTGCTGTCTGTAATTCTCTTAACATTATTTCTTACCTCCTAAAAATTTCTTCATAATTGATTTTGTATCAATCTCATCTTCAACACTGTTCAAGTTAGTTGAAGGTGTATGATTGCTTGTTTCAGCAACATCTTTTGTTGTTTCTGTTTTCTTTGAATCCAATGAAGCCATGAATTTTTCTGCAATAACAGCCTTTAATGACTTCTCATCTAAAGCATCAACAAATCCTTTTAATTCTTCAGATGTGTCAATTTCTTCTTTTGTGATGAATCCTGATTTAGTTGCCATCTCTACAAGCTTTGCTTTCTTCTCTTCCTGCTCGGCTTGAATTTTCTCTTGCTCAGCAATCTCGAATTTCTCTTTATATGGTGCTAATTCTGCAATTTCTGATTTTAAAGTTGCGATTTCTTCACTCGCTTTAACAAGGGAATCGTCTTTTGATGCAATAGAATTCTCAAATTCCACTACCTTTTCATTTACTTCAGCAATACTAACAGTAAGTTTTACATCTTCTGGTTCTGATACCGTAATTACATCGTTCTCATCTACTGAATAGACGAACTTCACATAATCTAACTCCGCATCACGACCTTCTTTTTCAACCCATACTTCTTTGCTGTTAGGAAATAAAAATGCAATATAGCACCAAGCATCTAGCTTAGCTTTGCAAGCTTCTCTAACCTTTTCTCTTAAATCGTAATCAGTTAATTCAGAAACATCTTTTTTGTCTACAGAAGCAGTATTATCTTCAGCAGATTCAACAGTTTTCTGTTCACTTGTTACGTCTGTGTTTTCTGTTGCTGTTACATCTTTGTTTTCAGCAACTTCTTTGTTTACTTTACTCATTAATCCTTCGCTACCTCCTTCTGTAGTTTCTTTATTTAAACTCTCATTTAATAAATCCTGAGAGAGAGCTTCTGCCATTATCATCTCGTTTTCTTCAACGGAAGCGAGAGATAAAGCCGTTGCACTTGACCCATAACTCGGAGTTGCATATTCAAAGCCGAGTAGAGTATTAGCCTCAAATTCATACTCTGTTATCTTTTTGATTCCATCTTTAAATTCATAAGCCGATGTTAAAATTTCCCATGATGTAAATAACTTTTTAAGGTTAAATAATCTTCGTACAGCTTCCACAACGTTTGTGTATCTTTTCCAAATCCGATACTTGGCAAATAAACATGGAAGAGTTTTTTGTTCCCCTTTAACCGTTGTTACTTGATCTTCCTTTATGTAAACTTCTGTATGAGTGCCGACGCTCGCGGTGTTGAAAATAACATTTCCGTTGGCATCTTTATACATTTCATGACCACCAAATGTCCCTTCGTTTTTGAAGTTCTTTTTGTATCTGGCTTGCACAGGCATATTTACGAGAGTATTTGCTCTTATTTCAGATGTATCGTCAAATGGAAGCATCATATTATTTGCATTTACGTCGTCGTAATAGCAAATTCTACTTGTTAGCTCTAAATATGTTTTGCTTTCAGCAATATCAACAACTTCGCTTGAAAGCCTAATATTTTCATTATCCACCATGTTCACCACCTTTCGTTGCTAGGCAGATTCCATATTTTTCAAATGCCTCTTCGTCAGATATTTGTTCACCAAAAAAGACAACGGATATTTCACCGTTGTCATTCACCTGTACGGTTATATCTTTACCACAGCATGGGCATTCAGTATTATATTTTATCAATATATCTACCTCACATTTTCTGTATAAGTTTCATCATATATTTGTTTATCAGTTTCATCACCTTTTGGTCGTCCGCCAAGTGGATTTCCAGTATTATCACCTTTTCCAGAACTTGTATATGCTGTTTCTCTTGCAAAGAATGTCTCGTGCAATTTTTCATCATTCTCTTTAATGCGTTTCTGTTTTTCGTCTTCTACGGAAAGACCGAGAATTTCAAACGCAGTTTCATATGACGTATTAAATTTACAGAATAATAATTCTGCTAAATCCTTTTTGATATCAAATTCCAATTGTTCCGAATCAATGATTTTGATTGTCGGACAATACGCTATATCCATTCCATTTTCTTCAATAACCAACTTATACCATTTTTGAAGGATAAATTCTAGTTGCTCAGAGATAGTGTTAATAGTTCTCATTAGCTGAGTTACAGATATATTGGCGGTAGACACAGAAGAGCTTGAATCCATTAGATAACTAATGCCTAATGTGCTCAAAACGCGTGAACGATAATTATTTACAGTGTTTATGTCTGTCAATTCTACTTTGGGTTCAACATATAATAAGCTTTCCACATAAGCAGGGGTAGTTACAACAACCGTTGGTTGTTTCCATGCTTTCATTAAGTTTTCGTGAGAATAGGACATCTCTCCGAAACCTTTCTTGTTGAAATCTGTACCTAGGACTTCTTTTCTAAGTTTTTGATGTAAGATTTTTTTGCTTTTTGCTTTACTGTTAACTCTGTCGCTATTGTCAAATGTTTCAAGCATAGACAATGGTTCAAGTGCTCTGAAAATCGGAGTTACACCATATTTTCTATTCATATTTCCAATACGTATAACGCCTGTACGATTAACATCTAATTTCGCAAATGATTCCTTTTCCTTGAAAGCCTGATATACCTCTGGTGGATAATTGGCTTGTACTTCATCTTCAATCTTATCGAAAAATAGTGGTTGACGTTTTTTGTTCTTTCTGTATGTTTTTTGCAATCTACTACGTAATTCTGAAATATTAAACAAAACAACTGGTTCACCATTCACGTCATAGTCAGATATTTCACACACTCCTAATGGATAATAATCTACAATATACGAATCTCCTTGTTTTCTAAGATAAGATATATATGTACCCTCTGCCCAAGTAGTAGAGATTGATTTTCTTACAAGCGATTTTAAATTAATCTCTTTATTGAAATTTGTGATATAAGTTTTCACATTTTCCAATTTTTTGTTTTTATTTCTACCTCCTACAACCGTGTCATATTCCACTTTTGCTTTAGTATTAATATTTGTTTCAATAGATTCATATGTTTTACCGACAATATCATTTCTATTAATATATTTACGAGATATAGCATTAACAGTTTGTATATTTTTTAAGTTATTCTGTAGATTATTTGCCAATTCATCTATATAAGTAGGCGTGATTGTGTCGGATGGTGATGATCCATCTTGCAAATATGTGGAATACTTGTTATTAGATGAATCATATGACTGAATTGCAGCGAATAATTTTTCGTCTGTTAACTCGTCAACAGTTGTAGCAATTACAGTTCCAGCGTCTGTTTCAGAAGCAATTATCACTGTAAAATCTTCTTTTTTTTCTTCCATATTTCACCATCCTTTCGTGAACTGCAATCAAGCTAAAGACTTGCTTGCTTCCTTTAATCCTCTCAACCATATAGGATTGTGTTTTACGAGTATCAGTTTCCGAGGCTATGGGTTTTTATTGAGAACCCTTCCGATAGTTCCTACCGTAATAAGTTACACATTGGAATCACCAAACAACAGTGCCTTGACTGCCTTCTGTAATTCTTTTGGGACATCATCAATTGTTTTCAGTCCCTTTTTAATTAGTTCTGCATAGATTCTTGCCATTATGCTTCACCCCCTACTAATTCATAAACATCACACAATGCAAGGTATGAATTTACGA